ACTTAGATGATTTACTCAAAGAAGAGGATTATCATTGGTTTGATTAAGTAGTTCTTCTAGAAGCTTAATTTGTCCTTGAATAAATAGCTTAGTTACTTCTTCTCTAGTTTTCTGTGTGGGGCTAAAGTCTTCGTCGGAAGCATATTTCTCCAGGGTTTCTTTAGGAACATACAAGGATGTTCTAGTATTACTTTTACCCGCAGAAGTTTTCGTGTGAGACTGATCTAGTATCACCGTTGACCCCCCACCAGAAATTATTATCTTGGTTCCTTTAACTTCAAACTTACGATCTTTAGCTTGAGCAATGTCAGTTAGGATTTTGTTATGCTTAACGGCTAAAACCTTTCCAGAGTCATCGCTAATCAATTGAGATAGGTCTCTAGTATTAGCCCCGCAGGTAAAAGCCATTGCCATAACGTAATCTTCCGCAGCTCCATTTCCAGAAGCAAGATCTTTCTTTAGTTGATTCATTCTTTCCAACCTGCCTACCTTCTCAGCAAGTCGCTGCCTGTTATCTTCTGCGGAAGGCCCATCCCCAGCAAATTCCTTCAACACAAATTCTTTACCTTTCTTATCGAATAAAGTATCTCTCAAAGCAGAATTCTTTAGGTCAGAAAAACCTAACCTTTTTTTCATAGACGCGAACGCAGACTTAGCCAACTGTTCAGGAGTGATAGCTTTTATCTTTCCTCCCTTTGTATATGTGGTGTTCTCCATGAAGGGCACCGCAGCTTTGCCTACCTTGGCTTCTAGCCCTTCTGCATACCTAGCAGTTTCAATTTCTCTTTCTGTGGAATAATCATACAGGTTTTTGTATAAGAATGTTTGGAACTCAGGGTCTAGATTTTTTCCCTTCCCTCCTCCAGCGAGAATTTCCAACATTCTTCTGACTGAGTTTATTTCACCGAACTTCGCACGCTGTATCTCTGATAGCCTTTTTAATCCTACCCCAACTGCGTACTGGTTAGGGCCTATTACTCGAACCTCACTGCCAATGGCCTCTGCCTTCTCAAATGCTTTATCTTGATCAGAGTAAATGTAATCAAGGTCTTCTCTGGATCCAGTAGCAACCTCTAGGCCAACTGGCTGTACACTGTCGGCGTCCATGAATTTTGCAAAAGGAAGAGCCAAGGACATTTCAGTGAGTAAATATTTCTTAAGCGCCTCATCGTCACCTAAGGCTTCTAATAACTCGTCTTGAACTACTTGAGCAAAAGCTTCATCTAGTGTAAGTCCAGAATCCCCACGCGCAGCCTGTATATCTTTTAGGATAGCTGCCTTGCTTTTTAAAGCTGAAATTAAAGCAGCCTTTCCCTCTTCTATATTGCCATTAACCATCATGGCCGCAACAACATGAAACTCTTCAAACAAAACTCCCTTGACGGCGTTCTTTTCTTGAGTTGAAAATGCACTACCAGCAACTTTAGTAAAATCGTTCTTGGAAAACCCACAGCTATCTTCTATGGCGTTTAAGCCTATTTGATAAAGCTTGTTCGGAGTTTTATTAGATCCCACTACAAGTAATTCTGACGGGTCGTTTCCGAAGAGAATCAATTGGTTTTTGTAGAAACCTACTTGGCGCTTTACATCTTCACAGGCATCTTTTTTTTCTTCTTCAGGAAGAGCTATAAATGAAGTGACGGCTTCAAAGTTATCCAGGATCTTAGCAGCCATAGCAGGACTCATCTTAGCTTCAGTAGACAAGCCATCATCATCTACAGTCCGTACTTCAGCGGACATTATCTTCCCTAAGATTCCTGTGGAAAAAGTTTGATTTCCTTTCGTAAAGTAAGTTGAAGCTATTTGAGCTTCGGTAATGTCACCAAAAAGACCTTCTCTAGCCAATTCCTGTAAGCGGCTTAAGATCTCTTTAGCTTTCGGAACTAGATCAACATATTCAGGGTCCTCTAAGCTTCCCTCAACAGTTAAATTTTTTGCTTGCTCTGCGGCTTTCGCGTCTGCTAATCTCTTCTTCTCAATTTCCTCTGGGGTCAACCCCTTATCACCTCCTTCTCCTGTGTCAGGAGCCCAAGCACCTAAAAGTTTTTTAGAGTAACTTCCAGCGTGAGTTTTGTTTGGGTTGATATCGTTTTTATAATTAGAGGCGTTAAAATTTTTACTTGTTAAATTAGATCCTGATATCGTAATATACCCAGGCTTATCTTTTGCAGGGGAAATCTCAATATTTTTATTCTTACCTAACCCTGTCTGAAGATTACCTGCTGCCGCTGCCTGAATTGCAGAGTCTATCTCAGGGAAAGCATTTAATTGTTCTGGAGTATAACTCTCACTGATATAAGTGATCTTATACGTCCTTTTCTTCAGCTTGCTGTAGCTTTCTAGTAATTCCGAGAAATAATCCATATCTTATTATAGATGAAAAAAATAGCCCCGCCCACACAGGTAAAGGACGGGGCTAAAAACCTAATTTAAAATCACTGAGTAGGGTTTGAGTAATTGTATACGTTCATGAAGTCGTACTTGAAGTTCACCGTAAGCATGTGGAAATCGTTAGTAGCGTAGTTGAATTCCGCAGCTTGCCAGGAAGTGGGATACACTCCGTAAAGCTCGATGGTTGAGTGAGGAGTTAGAGTGTTGTCTAACTGAACAATCTCAAGCTTGTCTGCCTTGAATGTGTTACCAGCACCGCCTCCAGGCTGGGCGCTCTTAGTCATCTCACCTGTGAGTGGGTCGTAGGTGTGACGGAAGAAGCGATAAAGATCAGAAGCAGTCTCACGAAGGTAGAGGTTGTCGAAGTCGATGGTAAGCTCACCAGGAGTAGTCTTACCAGGGTAGTGAAGCTTATCGTTAACACGATCAACAACAATAGCCTCGTTCCGCATCTCTAAACCACCAACTTTCTTGCAAGCTAAGGTTAAATCAGCCACATTAGTGATGTCCTGAGGGAGCCCGAAGAAGTGAGCTTCGAACTGATACGCCCGTACTGAATCAAGGTCAGTTGAGACGGTAGGAAGCCCCTGACCCGGAGTGAAATCTCTACCGTATTTTGTCTTGTAATATGATGTTGCCATTAATTATCTCCTTAGAGGGTTCCTAGATCAGCGGACTGATTGGTTAGGTTGATCTCAAACACGATGACCTCAGCGGTCTTAGTGGGCTTGAGAAGAACTTTTGTCCAGAGTTCGTTACGGTCTACGCGAAGAGGTGTGTTTGTAGTCTCGTCGCAGACAACCCGGAACTCTGTAATTCCCCGTCTTCTTCTGATGTCATCAAGGAAGGGGTTAATAACACCCTCAATCTGTGACCAAGTAAATTCGTCGTTCGGCTCGAAGACAAACCGTTGAGTAGAAGCAAGTATAACCTTTCTCACATAGATCATTAGTCTTCTGACGTTAATTCTATCTAGCGAGGTAGGAGTTCTTTGGCCTGTTCTTTGGCCGAAGATAGTAAGCCCTTGCTGAGGGAAAGCGACAATCGGGTTTACGATGTTACCTCCACTGTAAAGGCTGTCCCTGTCGCCCTGGTTGAGCTTGACCTCTACCTCTGTGGGCTTAGTCAAACGGCCTCGCCGGAATCCAGCAGGAGCGAACCAAGTGTCCGATACGGCATCTGTATAAGCCATCTGTCTAGCAGCAAAGATAGACGGATCATACCATCGGTCCTTACCGTCGAACGTGCTGAATACTTTTACCCAAGGCCAGTGAACCGCAGCGAACGAACTGTTGATCGCAGTCGTTCTTGATCCCGTTGTAGAAGCCTGACCGTTAGTCCAATCAATCGCATCTTGAACAGTTCCTACCGCATAAGGAGGAGCAACAAGAGCCATAAAGTCCTGCGTAGTTTCCGCTAGAGTAATAAGACTATTTTGAACTTCTTGTGTGGCTACACCAGGAACTAGGGCCACGCCGACGTTGATAACATCATCATCTAGAGCTTGCATCCCAGTTTTGGGTTCCGTCGTAGCGTCACCAATCAAAGAAGTAGCTCGTCCATTCTCAGTAGCAGCGATACCGTTCGTGCCACCAGCTAAGTTAGTAGCAGCAGTGCCCACAAGTTTGGCCCATCTACCACCTATACGACCTGTTTGAGTGCTTCCTTCGAAATTAACGGCGAAAGGTCCCGTAGTAAGTAAGCTTAATGAATCTGAGAACTTAGGTAGAGCAGTTACAGTTGCATCAACATCTTCGTAAACAAGGTTACCCTTAATAATCCTAGAGGTAATATTTGTTTCGCCTGTGTTGATTACGTCTTCTAGGAAGGCTCCCGAAGCAACAAGGCTGGCTTTAAAGGTCTCTAAAGCAACCCCTTGGTCGTTTACAACCACGCTAAAGTTTTGTGATCCTAAAGAATCCAACGTAATGGAGTTACCACTAGTATCTCCATTGGATCTAATTCCTCCGTTGTACCCAGCACCAGCGAACAGCGATTGTACAAGGTAGCTTAGGCTGTCAGCACCTGTGGCCTCAATCTGCCCACCTCCGACTACTATAGAGGAAGCGGCAGCTCCATCCAAGCCGTAATCAGCAGTAGGATCTAATTTAGGATTAACTTTTCGTAAAGCATTTATTCCACTGGCTTC